CTGGACCACCAAACATGGCCGACGAGCCGGAAGGTAAAACTATGATTAATATGACAACCGCCCAACGTGACACGCTCGAACGCAAATGGTCCGAATTGGACGAAAGCACCCGCCCGACGCTCGAACGCTTTCTTGATAGCGTAAAAGACACATTCTATTGTGACGACGCGGTCACGGTATATTGGGCTAACATGTGGCTATGCGTCGAGCGTGACGGATACGCCCACACCTAACGACCAGCACCACCGCACCGACGATCAGAGCCGCCTTGGAGCGGCTCTTTTTTATTAGTGACACATGCGACCCCCGCACCCCGCCCCTTGGCTTAAACCTACCGACCATGAACCGTGGACCGTGGGATATGGTTCGTTCTGGTCGATCCGGTGCCCAGATACCCGACGATCGACAACGAGATCGACGACAGAGCCGCCGATCTGGACCGATCCGCCCCGATCCGACGCCAGCTGGCGGAAAATATCGGAGCGCAGCCGCGCAGTTAAATCCACCGGAACGACGTTCGAGCGCCAATTAACTGCAGCAGCTGCAGCAGCTGGCGGACCAATCGCCACGGCTGCGCTCCGATATTCCGCGCCAGACAACCGCAGCACGATCACGAAACCCGGACCAGGATAGACAATATCGTATGTTATCAATGGCCCAAAGACCGCTTAACGCGACCTAGGGTCCCCCCGATATCGGGTCAAACCGCCCAGTTTCGAGGCAAATCGACCGGAATCCGCCGACCGCGCACCCCGTGCCGACCTGCGGGGGCTTGGGCCATGTTTTTGACAAATAGTTGCCATAAAAATGATATGGGGTATAACTATGTAATAGCTGGTTTATTTAGGGGCCCCGATCCGTGACTATCGCACTACAAGAAAAGGCTCTGAAACTTCAACTTAGGCTTGCACAAATAGAGAAGCAGGAGTCTCAGCGTAACAATTTTTTACCGTTTGTGAGGGGTATGTGGCCTGACTTTATTGCTGGTCGTCATCACCGTATTATTGCTGAGAAGTTGGAGCGTGTTGCGAGTGGCGAGTTAAAGCGTTTGATTATCAACATGGCTCCGCGGCACACGAAGTCTGAGTTTGCATCCTTTTTGTTTCCTGCGTGGATGATGGGCAAGAATCCTAGTATGAAGATCATTCAGGCTACGCATACTACGGAGTTGGCTGTAAACTTTGGTCGTAAGACTAAGAATCTTTTGGACACGGATGAGTATAAGGGGGTATTTCCTCACGTTAAGTTAGCGGCGGATTCGAAGGCTTCTGGTCGGTGGGACACGAGTGCTGGTGGGATGTATTATGCTGTTGGTGTTGGTTCTAACTTAGCGGGTCGTGGTGGTGATTTAATTATTATTGACGACCCTCATTCTGAGCAGACGGCTATGAGTACGAACGGTTTTACTGACGCTTGGGATTGGTATACTGGGGGCCCTCGGCAGCGACTACAGCCCGGGGGCTCTATAGTTTTGGTACAGACTCGGTGGTCTGAGAAGGACATGACGGGTCAGTTGTTACGTGCTATGGCTAAGGACCCTTTAGCGGATCAATGGGAGGTTGTAGAGTTACCTGCTATTTTTGAGGACGACACGCCTTGTTGGCCTGAGTATTGGAGTATTGAGGATTTAACCGCGGTCAAGGCATCTATTCCTCCTATGAAGTGGAATGCTCAGTACCAGCAGAACCCTACTGGAGATGAGAATGCGATTGTTCCTCGGGAGTGGTGGCAGCGTTGGGAGAGTGAGCGGGTCCCTAATTTGCAGTATGTGATACAGAGTTATGACACGGCGTTTAGCAAGCGGGAGAGTGCTGATTACAGTGCTATTACGACGTGGGGTGTGTTTTATCCTGAAGAGGATGGTGGGTCTCCTGCGTTGATATTGTTGGATAGTAAGAAGGGTCGTTGGGATTTTCCTGAATTAAAGCGGATTGCTTTTGAGGAGTACAAGTTTTGGGAGCCTGACACTGTGATTGTGGAAGCGAAGGCGAGTGGGACTCCTTTGACGCAGGAGATGCGTCAGGTTGGGATACCTGTTGTAAATTTCACTCCGAGTAGGGGCAATGACAAGGTAACGCGGTTGCACAGTGTTAGTCCTTTATTTGAGGCTGGTATGGTGTATGCTCCTGACAAGACTTGGGCGGACGAGTTAATTGAGGAGATGGCGGCGTTTCCCAACGGTGAGTTTGATGATTTGGTTGACAGTGCTACACAGGCTTTGATGAGGTATCGTCAGGGCAATTTTGTGCAGTTGCCAACAGATGATTGGCAAGATGACGAAACATCTGCTAGGGTACACGCATATTATTGACGGAGACGGCTATGGCTATTGGCGGATTGATGGATACGAACGTACCGAGTCAGCTTGACGAGGACGATTTACGCGCTGAGTTGGAGATAGAGATACCGGACTCTGGCGCGGACCCTATGTTGTATGCGGTAGATTCTGACGTGGAGATAGAAATCTCTGAGGAGGATGACGGTGGGGTTACGGTAGACTTTGATCCCGAGGACATGCGCGGTGAGGGCGGAGATTTTTACGCTAACTTGGCGGAGGAGATGCCGGACCGCGAACTTAGTCGCATTGGCAGTGACTTAGCGGGTGAGTTTGATGCTAACAAGGCTGGTCGTCAGGATTGGGAGGATGCGTATACAGATGGTTTGGAGTTGTTGGGATTTAATTACGAGGAGCGCACTCAGCCGTTTCGTGGTTCCAGTGGTGTAACGCATCCTTTGTTGGCGGAGGCTGCTACGCAGTTTCAGGCGCAGGCGTTTAACGAGCTATTGCCTGCGGGTGGTCCTGTACGAACGCAGGTTATGGGTGAGGAGACTCATGCCAAGGCGGATCAGGCCAAGCGGGTTCGTCAATTTATGAATTACTACATTACGAATGTTATGGAGGATTACACTCCTGACATGGATCAGATGTTGTTTTATTTACCGCTTGCGGGCAGTACGTTTAAGAAGACTTATTATGATGAGGTCATGGACCGCGCTGTAAGTAAGTTTGTTCCTGCACAGAATTTGGTTGTTCCGTATGATACTTCTGATTTGGATACGTGTCCGAACATTAGTCAGCTTATACGGATGGATTTAAACGACTTGCGTAAGAAGCAGCTTGCGGGGGTTTATTTAGATATAGACGTGATACCTGCGCAGGGTGATGTTACGGAGGTTGATTCTGAGATAAACCGGATTGACGGCATTGAGCCTTCGCAGATTGATTACGACTGCACTTTGTTGGAGTGTCACGTTGATTTGGATTTAGAGGGTTATGAGGATTTAGACGAGGACGGGGAGCCTACGGGCATTAAGGTTCCTTATCTTGTTACTATATCTCAGGACAACGGTCAGGTTTTGTCTATTCGGCGTAATTACCGTGAGGACGATCCGGCTAAAAAGAAGATTGCATATTTCACGCACTTTAAGTTTTTACCGGGATTTGGGTTCTACGGCTTGGGCTTGATCCATACTATTGGCGGATTATCGCGGACCGCGACCAGTGCTTTGAGGCAGTTGATTGATGCTGGTACTTTGTCGAATTTACCTGCGGGGTTCAAGGCCCGCGGACTTCGGATTAGGGACGACGACGATCCTTTACAACCGGGGGAGTTTAGGGACGTAGATGCTCCGGGTGGCGCTATTCGTGACAGTTTAATGCCTTTGCCTTTTAAGGGTCCTGACCGGACGTTATTTGAGCTATTGGGTTTTGTTGTACAGGCTGGACAGCGGTTCGCGACCATTACTGACATGAAGGTTGGTGACGGTAATCAGAACGCGGCGGTTGGCACGACGATAGCGATGTTAGAGCAGGGTTCGCGAGTAATGAGTGCTGTTCACAAGCGTTTACATTATTCGATGCGTCAGGAGTTTAAGATTTTGGCGCGTGTAATGTCGGAGAGTTTACCGCAGGAGTATCCGTATTCTGTTGCTGGTGACGAGTCGAGCATCATGGCGTCTGATTTTGATGATCGTGTGGATGTAATTCCTGTCAGTAATCCGAATGTATTTAGTCAGGCGCAACGAATTGCTTTGTCTCAGACTAAGATGCAGTTAGCGGCGCAGGCTCCTGAGATGCATAACATGCACGAGGTTTATCGTGACATGTATGAATCGTTGGGTGTGACTGACGTTGATAGGATAATGAAGGCGGTGCCGGACGACGAACCGCGGCCCTTGGACCCTGCGCAGGAGAATATCAACGCTTTGGACATGATGGAGTTACGTGCATTTGCGGGTCAGGACCATCAGTCTCATATTATGGCGCATTTAATTTTTGGCGCGACTCCGATGGTTGGACAGATGCCGCAGGTTGCGGTTGCTTTACAGAAGCATGTTTTGGAGCATGTTAAGATACAGGCTGAAGAGGCTGGTATGCAACAGATGCAGCAAGCGCAGGGTGGCGACGAGGCTCAGATGGAGATGCAGTATCAGGCGGTTGTGGCACAGTTGATTGCGCAGGGTATGCAGCAGGTTAAGCAGTTGTCTGGACAAATATCTGGTCAGGGCCCTGATCCTCTGGTACAGCTTAAAGAGAAAGAGTTGGAGATTAAGGCGCAGTCGGAACAGGCGGACAATCAGATTGATCAGGCTAAGTTGCAGTTGGATCAACAGAACATGCAGATGCGTGGTCAACAGTTCCAACAGCGGCTTGAGAGCCAAGAGAAGCAAACGAACCAGCGCATTGAGAGTGCAATGCAGCGTGAGATTATGAAGCAAAGGAGTCAGTGATGGCTAAAGTACGAGTAAACGGGGCCCCTGCGGGTCCGGCACCGAAGGCGGTTCCTTACGCTGACATTAAAGATCAGGGCCGTATTCCGTATGGTAAGACGGCGGAGGTTCGTGTTCCCACGTCTATGTCAATTAAGACTGCTCGTGGTATGGGCGCTGCAAAGCGCGGCGGCAAATACACTGCGTGTGTCTGACGGATGCCGCCTGAGTTGCTTTGGAGCGGTGGGTTAACCGCGGTTCTGGGCGTTTTTGGCTGGTTATTGAGGACGTATGTAGGGGAGGTGCATCGTATTCAAATACTCTTGAACCGCACTCGGGAAGAGATGGCGAAGGAGTATGTTACTAAGTCTGACAACACTACGGACATGAATCGGGTTATAACGCGTTTGGATGCGTTAGACGCTAAAATGGACCGCATGTTGGAGAGGTAGATGATTGATCCTGTAACGGCTTTTGCCGCAGCTAACGCCGCATTTAAGGGCGTGAAGATGTTGGTTGGTGCTGGTCGTGAGATGCAGGACGTAAGTAAGCAACTTGGGTCGTGGTATTGCGCTGTTGCGGACATAACCAAGGCCGAGTCTCAGCGTAAGAATCCAACGTGGTTGGATAAGAAGACTCATGGAACCGATAACATAGAGCAAGAAGCTATGGATATCGTGATCCGCAAGAAGACTTTACTGGAAAAAGAGAAAGAGATTAAGTTCATGCTGGACTATAGGTTTGGCTTAGGGACTTACGACGAGATGTTGGGTATGCGGCGCAAGATACGTGCTGAACGGGAAGAGACTGTTTACGCGGCTATGGAAGCCAAGCGCCAGATACAGAATAACATGGCTATTGGTGCGTTAAGTCTTGGTATAATCGGCGTTTTGGGTGGTGGTATGTACTTAATAGTATTGGTTACTCAATGATAAACGCGCTTATTTTGTCTGTAACTCTTGCGGGAGTGGCTAATCCGACGCATGTTCAGTGTCACTTATGGAAACGACTTACAGCCGAAAACGGTCAAAAGGTTTGTGTTTATAGGTTTACAGCGGGGTACGGTGGCTTGGGTTATCATTACCCTACAAAGAGTTTTTCCGAGTGTCCGAAGGTATTTAGTTGTCTTTATGAGAGGAAGGACAAGCGACCTAGCTTGTCGGAAATATTAGATGGCCTGAAAGGAGGTTTCTAATGACTATGGAAAAGTTTTTGGCGTGGAAGGTTATGCCTCGGCTTATGATGTTGGTAATGACGGTTATGTATATCAGGGTGATTGAGTGGTTTATGTCGTTACCGCAGGATGTTGTTAGTACGCAAGCTACTGCGCTTACTGCAACCGTAACGGGTGCCATGACAGGTGCCTTCGCCGTGTGGTTAGGATCAGAGAAATGATGGCATTATTAGGAAGTTTGCTAGGCTTCGGCAGTTCTTTTCTGCCCGAGGTCCTTAGCTATTTTAAGGCTAATCAGGTTCAGAAGCATCGTATGGAGATGATGCAACTTGAAACGCAGTTAGCGCAGAAGCGTTCTGAGATGAAACTGGTTGAGTTAGACAAGCAGGCTGATATCGCGGAAACGAAGGGGTTATATGAGCATGACCGATCTATCGACGCTGGCGGATTTATCAACGCTCTTCGGGGCAGTGTTCGTCCTGTTATTACTTATGCCTTTTTCGGACTGTTCGTAGCTACGAAAGTAGTTATCATGGTTAAAGTAGGGCAGTCGGGCGGCGATTGGACGGAAGCTGTTGAACTTATGTGGGACCCAGAAACAGCTGGACTCATGTCGGCGGTCTTAGCGTTTTGGTTTGGAAATAGAGCAATCTCTAAATATGCGGGGAAGTAGTTATGGGATACAAGTTAGGAAAGCGAAGCCTATCAAGGCTAGAAGGTGTCAACGACGATCTGGTAACGGTCGTGAAATACGCTATCGGCGTAACGAAACAGGACTTCTCGGTCATCTGCGGGTTGAGAACAATAGAAGAGCAACGCGCATTGGTTGCAAAAGGGGCCTCGCAGACCATGAAATCAAAACACATTGACGGTAACGCCGTTGATTTGATGGCTTACTGCGACGGGGGGCGTTGGGAACTCAACCTATACGACGAGATTGCGGACGCCATGAAGGAAGGTGCCGAGGCTGCGGGTGTAAAGCTCCGTTGGGGCGCGGCGTGGACGATAGATGATCTTGGTGCGTGGGAGGGTAGCGCAGAGAATGCAATGAACAGCTACATTGACATTCGCAGATCACAGGGTCGCAGGCCGTTTATCGACGCCCCACACTTTGAAGTTGTGTTTTAATGTACGCGTTCGTTCTCATGCTGTATCTCGGCTACGGGAGCGAACGTAAATTAGTTGTGGATGATCTGTATTTTTCCCAGTTAAACGTTTGCAATAGGGTAGCCGAGGCTCTTGTAGAGCGTTACAGCACTCATGGTATAGCAACAGCGGACAGAGCGGTTGCATATTGCTTGCCAATAAAAATTATGGACGACTCGTTGCACGTTTACTAAAAAACAAGTAGGTTTCCCATATAAGATTAAATGGGAGAATCTGGGAATGGATGAGATACGCGTTGCAGAAGCTGTTTTTCGCGTTATAAGGGAAAGAAGACAGGGCGTTGTCGATCTAATGCAGTACGGCAACGTTAAATCACTAGAGCAATATCGTGAGCTTATGGGCAACTTAGAGGCCCTGAATCATGTGGAACAGGAACTCAAGGGCCTGCTAGATAAACAGGAGCGTAGTGTTGACTAAAGCACATGCAATAGACTTAGCCGCTGCCAAAAAGGGCGTGGCGAACTTAGAAGATGCTTATAAAGAGAAAGTACAGACAACTTTAGACCCTTCAGCTTTGGGTCAATCTCTTTTAGAAAAAATGCCTAGTCCTACGGGATGGCGTCTGTTGATTCTCCCATACAAGGGAAAGGGTCAGACAGAAGGCGGCATATATCTACCGGATAAAGTAGTTGAGGAGCAATCTGTGTCTACGCAGGTTGGATATGTCTTGAAGGTCGGGGAACTGGCGTATCAGGACGGGGACAAGTTTCCAGACGGTCCGTGGTGCGCGAAGGGTGATTGGGTAATGTTTGCTCGTTACGCGGGTTCGCGGTTCAAGATCGACGGT